GGGACAAAGTGATCCCTACGGGGTTTCTAAACGCCAACCGGATGCCATTGCGGCGGACGGAGGAGATTGCGGTGTTCTACCGAAAGCAGCCGCTCTACCATCCCCAAAAGGTGCCGGGGAAGCCGAACCACAGCAAGGGGCGGGCCGTCGGGAACCGGGCGGGCCAACGCTTTCAGAACCGGGACTATGGGGACTACGCCGTGGTGGACAACAGCAAAGACTTGGGCACATGGAAGCATCCGACATCCTTGATCTCTATCCCGAAGCCACACGCCTCTAAGTGCCTTCACCCGACGGAGAAACCGGTGGCGCTGTGTGAGTGGCTGATCCGTACGTACACAGACCCCGGGGAGACTGTGCTGGACAACTGCATGGGAAGCGGCTCCACCGGCGTGGCCTGCATAAGAACCGGGCGGAATTTTATAGGGATAGAAAAGAACCCGGGGGATTTCGCCGCGGCGGAGAAACGGATCGCGCAGGCGAAAGTGGATATGGGAGGCATCACATAAATGGAACATCTCCGTTTTTGCGGTTCCCTCAACATTGCTTGCGGCTATGCCGGTGAGCAGGGATTCTGCACGCTGACCAGATGCCCCGTGGTTCTGGACGAGTTCCAGGCCATGCGGAGGCACCAGGGGCCAACAGGGCCGAAGGGCCGGCCGGACGGATACGGCAATGCGGGAGGCAACATGATGAAGTCAACGTGCAGGGGCTGCGGAGCGCCCATTGTGTGGATCAGAACGGCGGCCGGGAAATCCATGCCCTGCGATGCGGAGCCGGCGCTGTACAAGGCCCGGGAGGGCGCGGCGGGTAAGATCATAACCGGGAACGGGACGGTGCTGTCTGCGGACATCGGCGGACTGGCCGCATTTGAGCCTGACGGCGTGGGGCATGTGAGCCATTTTGCCACATGTCCGGCGGCGGAACAATTTCGGAGAAAGGGAGCCGGAAGGAGGGGTGAGGATGGACAGGAAAATGGAGTGCCCGATTTGCAAGAAGAAAGCAGTGTTTGTAGGCGTCCATGATGATGAAGGCAATTATCACGGACTGATGGGATGCGAATATGAAAACGCTCCATGGAGCGGACTGTCGTATGCCTTACATCACGAAGGATGGGGAGACTGCCCACTATGCACTGATGGCGCAGAAAGCACAATGGGCGGGATGCTATTTGATACAGCCGAAGAAGCAATCTCCGCCCTGTCCCCGCCGAACGAGCCGCTGACCATTGAGCAGTTGCGGGAGATGGATGGGGAGCCGGTGTGGATTGTGGAGCAACCTGACTGGGGGCACTGGGAGCTATCAGCAGATGCGGAGGATTATCTGGCAAACCGTGACCAAGATTTTTACGGGTTGAAACACGATGACCCTGCGGGACGCTACGGGCTGCATGTGCTGGGGTGGCTCGCCTACCGCCGCCCGCCGGAGGGAGAGGAGGAGCGTCATGGCGATTAAGAACTACACGACCGAGGTAGAGGTCTATAAGAGTTTAGGAGAAATTCAAGGGGCGCTCGCCGGCCATGGCGCCAGAAAGGTCATGGTGGACTATAATGCCGCCGGCCAGCCCACCGGCATCATGTTTGCCATCGAAACTCCGGCCGGGCCTCGTGGCTTCTGCCTCCCTGCCAATATTGACGGGGTACGGACAGTATTTACCCAGCAGAAGGTGAAAGCCAAGCCGGGTCAAGCCGAGCGCACCGCATGGCGCAACGTCCGGGACTGGGTCATGGCGCAGATGGCGATTATTGAAGCCGGGCAAGTGCAAATGGAAGAGGTATTTCTGCCCTATCTGACTGACAGTAGCGGTCAAACGCTATATCAGCTATACCAGAGAGGCCGGTTGTCCCTCGGCCCTGGGGAGGGGTGACCATGGAACGGTTGACTTACTGGAACGAGGAATATGGTTGCTGGTCATATCATGGGCCAAGCGGTGAAGCAGCAAAGCGCCTCGCAGCCTACGAGGGCACGGGGCTGGAGCCGGAGGAAATCCTCTCTGCCGTGGATATGGCAAAAATCGCCTGTGCGCTGCATGAGCTTAATGCCTACAAGGAGCTCGGCTCCATTGACTGTCTCCGCAAGCTGGCTGGTGGCCCGGGAGAGACATCAACCATCACCAATGGGGGTAAAATCCGGGCCATGGACGATGACAGACTGGCGCAAGAGATTCTGCGCCGCTGGCGGGCAGAAATGGAGGCGGGAAAGTTTGAGGATATTTCCACTCGGTGGTGTGACATGAAGGGTGGATGCGTCAGCAGTAAGGGATACCCACGCCCCTGCACGGAAGATCGTCTGCTGGCCTGCATCAAACGATGGCTCCAGCAGCCAGCGGAGGGGTAGGGATTGAGGTGTGAAGATCTTATCATGCGGCGCCGGGATGCAGTCATCGGCCCTGCATCTGATGAGCTGCGAAAACGCCCTGGCAAAGATACGGGGAGAACCGCCTGTATGGCCCCAGGTGCCGATTTACGACATATCCATATTCTGCGATTTGGGATTCGAGCCGCCTTGGGTGAAAAAGCAGGTCGAATTCCTGGCAAACGCCGGTCATTCTTGCGGGGTGCCACTTGTGATTCTGGATTCTCCGCTCTACACCGACTTTATGGAGAATTTCGGGGAAAGGCGGACGATCAGCATCCCGTGGTGGACCATCAAGGAGGACGGCCACAAAAGCAAGATGCCTCGCAACTGCACCATCGACTACAAGGTAGAGCTGATCTCCAAGTACGTCCGGTGGGAGCTGCTTGGCTACAAAAAGGGGCAGCGGCTCCGGGAGGAAGACAAGAAGGCCCACGAGATGCACATGGGCTTCAGCGCGGAGGAGTCACGCCGGTGTAAGGAGAGCCCCAACCCCATGTTCGTCAACAAGTTCCCCTTGGTGGAGATGGGTCTGACCCGGGCGGATAACTTTGCCTACATCAAGGATGTATGGGGCTTGGAGACCAAGGCTTCGGCCTGCTCGTTCTGCCCGTTCCACAAGAATTACTTCTTCAAATTCCTGCGGGAGAATGAGCCGGAGCAATACGCCCAGGTTGTGGGCGTCGATGAACTGCTGCGGGACAAAAATCCGAAGCCGCCTATGGATTCCGACTTGTTCATATCGAGAAGTCGAAAGCGGCTCATGGATCTGACCGACGAGGATTGCAACGACGCTGAGTGCTTTGAATACTGCGGAATGCAGATTTGGAATGGATTTTGATTTGAGAAGATTCGATACTATGGAGCTTTGGAGGAGGAGAAAGATATGGACGAGCTGATTCGGAGGGTTGACGTGGCGCGGCCGCTCCTGGAGAAATACCGGGAAGTGAAGCGGCAAGCGGAGAGGGCTCGGAATCTGAGGAACCTGGGCTCTTGTCTTGCATTCCGGTCAGATATGGAGACTTTGAGAGCGTGCATCCAGATTGCCGTTGAAGCCCCGGCCATGGGAGAGGCCGGCGGAATGATCCAAGAGGCCGCTGTCCGGCGGCCAGTCCTGCAGGATGCCCTGGTGATGTATGGGCAGCAGGCGCAGATTGACATGATGCTGGAAGAGATGGCGGAGCTCTCCAAAGCACTGTTGAAACTGCGGAGAGCAAAGAAACACGAGATCACGGAGCCTCTGTTTCTCGTAAAGAACGTGGAGGAAGAGATAGCAGATGTGCAGATCGTCTTGAACCAAATGAAGCTGCTGTTTCCGGGTTGGGGGATCTGGATGCAGGCAAAGTTACAGAGGCTGGAGGAGCGGATCGAGAAAGAGAGGTGGGCGGATGCAGACGAAGGAAGAACTGCTGGAGATCGAGCAGCGGCTGCTGGTGGAGATGGGCCGGCGGTACGGCGCCCACCTGGAGAAGGCGGCTGCGGCGCGGCGGGCCCGGTCCAGGGAGAGAGCGAGGCGGGCACGTGAAGCGGCGATCCAGGGAATAAGAACGGCTGGCGGCGATGGCGGCGGAGGCCAAGCGCCGCGGGCTCTCCTACGGCCAGCTGATGGCCGGCACAACGGAGTATGAGCGAAACCAGATCGTGCAGAAAAGGCGGAAAACATAAACGAAAGGAGGTGCCGCGGGTGTTTCGGTACAAGAAGTCCATTCCGGTGAGCTATGAGTGGCAGGGATACATATACTTCACTTCCCTGCTTTACTGGGAGTTACCGAAGCGGACACAGGAGAAGATCCTGAATTTGTGTATCGCCGCCGGGAAAGAAAACTACCAGGCGCTGTTCGAGTTTGTGACAACGGACGCGGGCGCACAGGCGGTCTGCCTGCGGCACCACCTCTCCCCCTCTACGTTGGAACGAGCCGTGCGGAGATACTACGAGGCGTTCCCACGGAAGATTTGACATGCAGGCAACCGGGTCACTCCCGGCGGCCTGCGTCTTCCCCTTATCTATGACCACATCCCGGTAAGGGTCACGCCCGCGAAAGCGGGTGCTCCGAAGATCAAGGGGACCCCGCTGCGCCCCGCGCAGTGGGGAGAGGATGTAAGGAGTTCCGAAATCTCTGGCATGGGC